ACAAATTAGTCTTACGCTTTCTAGCTTCTTGTATGACATTAGTGGTTTCACCCTTCTTTATAATGCCACCTCTACCTGCTGTATTTAGACAGGCTTCCTTGCACCCTGCAATGTCTTGATAAGGACATATCTTAGTGTTGATTGGACTCAAATGCATGATAGCAGTTAAGTAATTACTTAGCTTATCACCCTTCATAACTTTAGGGTTTCCACTAACGGTTAATAGTTTATAGCTCATATTTTATCTCCATTAAGTTAAAATTAAAAGGTAGTTTTTCAGTCCCGAAGATTACTACCAACTCCTCCAACAGCAACTTGAACTATAGGTTTTTAAAGTGCCTGTCAACACTCGCAAATTGTGGCTTTGTTGTTTAGAGTCTGTGCAAACCACCACGCAATGTGGAAAAATCAGACTTTTAGTGTGATGGACGATGGTTTCTAGCACTCATTCCAACCTTCAATTTACGACCACCTTTAAGGATTTTACAGTAAACTCATCTTACACTAAACTTTTATGCAAACAATCTTCTGAATGACATAACTAACCTAGCAAAGAAGCTGTTAGTTGTGTAATATTCATAGTCGTTTATAACCTCTAAAGTATCTTGAACATCAATGTTTGAAGCTACTTCAAGGATTTGCATACCTTTGTTGTCTTTACCAAGAGGTGTTCGCCTTACAAAATGTAAAGGTCTACTTGGCTTAGACTTTTGATTATACACTGATACTTTACCTGAATGATAACCCTCAAAAGTATCTCCTGTAGTAGTCTCATATCTTTCTTTGTTAGCTCTAACTCTAACAATATTAACTCCTAAAGAGTTTGCTTGATTCCAAAGTGTTTGAATACTTTGTGGTGCTTTATCAATTGATACAACAGTTTTTGTATCTCTTTTTCCATATACTATTTTACTCATTATACTATCTCCTTATGATAATGGTGGGTTTAATTTAACAGAGACTGTATAGCCTTCTGTCATGCTTTCAAAGTCTGCTAATACTTCATTTATATCTTCTTTTAATTCAGTCATTTCATATTTTAAATTTTCTTTTATTTCTTTAATATTAATTGGTTCTTCAACTATTTCATTTACAGTGCCTTCTAATTCACACATTGTATATTCAAAATTTTCTTGCTCATATTTCAGGTCATCATATTGAGATTCTAAATCTCTAATGCGATTCAAAGCGTGTTCAAGTTCTGTAAAAGCACTATTGCTATCAATAATACCAAGCCATTTTTGTATAAATAATTTCATACTTTTATCTCCATATTTTAGTTAAAATTAAGGTGCTAGTTGGTTTATTTACTACTCAAACTAGCAGAAAGAGTATTTCAGGGCTGTTTCTCGGTTTATATTTGTTCTAGTTTATCCTGATTGCACAGTTTAATTTTACGATTTAACAGCAGTCCCTAGAGACTAAGCGATATTATTATATGTGCTTTAGTTGTAGCACCTCTTTAGCTTAGTGTCCTATAAGTTTTATTATTTGCTGTAAATTAATTTATTAATTATTTTTTTATCTTTGCTAAAAGAACTTACAATAAATTCATTAATAATATCTTTACTTGTTTCTTTACAATAATCTTTGTAATGAAATACTATATCTCTTGTGTGAAAATTTACAATATCTTTTCTAGGCTTTACTTCTATTTTAATTACATCATGTAAGTTAATTTCCATATTTATTTCCTTAGTCTTAGTAGACCTGTTAGTTAATTGCCCCAACACAATAACAAATCAGTCGGGGCTTGTCAAGTGAAAGCATGTATGTAAATAATTTACATCTGTATAATATTCCAAACAGTACCTTGTTCCATAGAAGTTTTATTCAGATAATCTTTAGACGAGGATATTTTTACCCATCCACGTTTACCTTGATACAACATAGCTTTATCTTCTTTCATATTGAAAGCTTGTCTAAACCTATAACCTTTTGATTTAAGGTAAAGTTTTGCCTTCTCCAAGCTATTAAACTTTACAGATTTTCGTGTTTGAGAGTCAACAATTGTTGCCATGTTTTGTAATCCATTAGGATTTTCGCATTTCTTTTTCATATTTACACCTCCATGTAATTGAATTGGTCATCATCAATAACGCTGATAGCTTCTAAGTCTAGACAAAAGTCTAGAATATCTACATGTTCTATTTCAACATGCTCATCATCTTGAAACATATCAAGCAGTTGTTCTGCTTCTATATCGGTTGTGTTAAAATTTAATTCTTTTTCGTTGGCTATTGCCATAATCGTTCTCCGTTGGTTGATTGCCCAACAACATTAACAAATGCTGTGAGGCTTGTCAAGTGAAAGTACACATGTAAAGCATAAACATAAAATACTTTACATGTGATGTATAAATAAATATTTACCAAGACAGTCTGCTTGGCTCATAGTTGAAATCTTTAGGGTTACTTGTAAACCCATAGTCTTTCCACCATGCTCTTGGTCTTGAATATTTACCTGTTTCGTTATAAGCTTTGCAAGAAGCATCAGTCATAGCATCTCTTCGCCATTGGAGAAACGCATGAACTTTAAATTTCTGTATAGACATTCTCACTTTGTGAACATTTGACCTCATTGTCACCCATTTCCTGCCCACTTTTATGTCATAACCTCTATAGCCATACTTACCAACAAAGTTGGTGTGAAAGTGGTCAGACATTTTAGGATTCAACAGCCTTTCCATACGAGTTTCGCTAATTGCATTTACTAAGTTTTCCATATTATTTACCTTGAACTCAATAGTTCGGTTAAGCAGTCAGCGACATTGCTGATTGCCCCAACAAGCTTAGAGACTGCTTTCGAGTTTGTCAAGAAGGAAAGCACACGTAAAAACAAATATTACAGGTCATGTGTAAATAAAACCTTATACGCCTTTCCATATGTATCATGATGTAAAGATTTTACAGGCGTGTAGGCGTAATCACGTAATCGTTATGCGTGTAAATTCTTTCGTAGGGAAATCAAAGTCTTAATAGACTTTGTGCATTCGAGGGCTTTTCGTGGTGTTTTTTGGGCTATTTTGAAGGGACTCTACTTTCTTGATGCGTGTTAACGCACGTAGAAAGATGTTGACAAGGTTTCCAAAGTCGTATTACTATGTAATGGCAATTCAATACCGAGTTGCATAACTAGTCTCTAGAGACTAAGGAAAAATTGACATGACAAATACAACACAACAAACTTCGTTTGAAACTACTACTCCTGAAGCTAAAGCTTCTTATGGCATGGTGAGAAAGATTGCTTCGCAGTTTAGCAAAGCTAAGAACTGTCCGAAGGACATCAAGTGGGGAACGATTCATGGACACTTTGTGTCTAAGCTGAACGACCCTAAGAATCCTTTGACCCAAGGTCAAGTTGTAAAGATTTGCAACATGAAGGCTTTGCCTTCTGCTGACTTGAAGGCTATGAGAAGCTACAAGAAACTTGTAGAACTTGGCTAAGCTTCTACGAAGCTAACACACTAAGAAGACCCTTCGGGGTCTTTTTTTTGGCTCAAAATTCCTTAAAGACTTTCAAAGTCTTCAGCACAGCACAGGCAGTTTCATGCCGAAATCATAGATTTCTACTACCAAACCTTAACAGGCTTAACAAGTTCACGCTAAGCTTTCCTAAGCTTTCCTAGGCTCTTGTTTACATGGGGAGAAGGTTATCATCAACCATAGGTTGAAAAGCTTTGTAAGGGCTTTAGAATGCTGTATAGCTTGGTAAACTCTTTAGAGTTTGTAGAGTTATAAAACTAACGTATATTTTCTCTGAAAATCTTGGAAACTTCACAAGACTAAAAAGCCATAGGCTTTAACTCGGTAAATCTTGGTAAGTTCTCTAGAGTTTTTAAAGTCTAGTAAGACTTTAAGTAGGGAATTGATTGTAAAACTTGGTAAACTCTTTAGAGTTTAGGTAGGGGGCAAGACCCACCCCCACCCCCCCATATATATATACTAATGGTTCTACATTTTTAGGGAATTTGAGTTGGAAACTTCACAAAGCTAAAAAGATTTGTTCGGGTTTGGCAGGTTTGTTCGGGTTCAATAGGTCTAGAAAAAGACATGAGGATATGTATTCAACCTCGGCACACTTAATGTTATTATATAGTTTAATTTCAAGTTTGTCAAGTCTTTCGTAAAATATATTTAAAAGCTTGACAAAGCTTAAATAGAACTATATAATATCCCTATGTCTTTACCAACAACACAAAAGAGAAAATTAACAGAAAAACAAGAGAATTTCCTTAGTAACATAATAGAAACTAAAGGAAATCTTAAACTGTCAGCCGAACTTGCAGGGTACGCAGGAAATCACTACCAAGTAATTCAATCACTTAAACAAGAGATAGTGGACTTAGCCTCAGACGTACTTGCAAGGGAAGCCCCCTTAGCTGCTTTTAAACTAGTTGAGGTATTGCAAAGCGATAAAGCATTACCTCAAGCTAATATAAAAGTACAAGCAGCCCAAACAATTCTAGATAGAGTTGGTTTAGGTAAAAAGGAAAGACTAGATATTAATCATAATGTTAGTGGTGGTATTTTTATATTACCAGAAAAACATACGATTGATATTGAAGCAGAAGATGTAGAGTATGAGTAAGCTCTGGATAACTGAATTAGCTGATGAACAAGAAGGAGCTTCAATAGGTCCTTACATTAAAGCAGAAACAGTTGCACAGGCTAATCGCATAGCAATACAATATGGGTTGTTAGTTATAGGAGAGATTCAAGAACTACAACATGACACTCAATTAGAAAAAAGAATAGTACACTAATAGTCCGGAGGACTAAGATGCCAAAAGAAAAAGACAGTAGATTAAAACGAGCAGGAGTTTCTGGGTTCAATAAACCTAAGAGAACACCTAGTCATCCTAAGAAGTCACACATTGTTGTGGCTAAAGAAGGTGATAAGATTAAGACTATACGTTTTGGGCAGAAAGGTGCTAGTACTGCTGGTAAGCCTAAAGCAGGTGAATCAGCTAGAATGAAAGCAAAGAGAAAGTCTTTTAAAGCAAGACACGGTAAAAACATTGCCAAGGGTAAAATGTCAGCAGCCTACTGGGCTGACAAGGTTAAATGGTAAATGGGTAAACAAATAGGAAGCGATAGCCCTGACGGAGCTGTCAAATTTAGAGAAAGAGTATATAAACCTTCATGGCATGGAGGTAAAGGCTCTAAACCTAGAATCGACATACACTCTAAACAGTATAGAGATAACTGGGATTCAATATTTGGAGGAAAGAAAGATGCCGATAAAAAAGAAAACGACAACTAAGAAGAAGTCAACCGTGAACAAGGCTGGTAATTATACCAAGCCCACTATGCGTAAGAGACTTTTCGAGAGGATTAAAGCTGGTAGCAAAGGCGGTAAACCCGGACAATGGTCAGCTCGAAAAGCCCAGCTCCTTGCAAAAGAGTACAAGTCTAAAGGAGGAGGATATAAATGATAAAAAGGATAAAAGAATTTATGATAGATATGATGGATAAACTAAACAAAGCATATGCTAAGTTATTTAAAAAGTGTTTAACACCAAAAACAAAGAAAAAGAATGTCAAGTCTAAAAAAGTCACAAAGAAGTCTTAGAGCTTGGACAAAGCAAAAATGGCGTACAAAGAGTGGAAAAAAGTCGTCAGAAACAGGTGAAAGATATTTACCTGAAAAAGCCATTAAGGCTTTGTCAAAAGAAGAGTATGCTAAGACAACAAAAAAGAAAAGAGAAGATACTAAAAAAGGTAAGCAGTTTAGCAAACAACCTAAAAAGACTGCACGTAAAACCAGAGCCTATAGAAAAGTAAAGTAATGTCTGACAATATCCCTAAAGGTTATATTAAGAAAAAGAGTGTTACTGTTCCTTTTGGTTATAAACTAAGCGAAGTAGAAGGATACTTAGCTCCTATACAAGAAGAACTAGATGTTCTTAATAAGTATATAGAGTCTGTAGTAAATGAGGAGTATTCACTCCGTAAAGCAGCACAACTCATTAAAGAAGAAACAGGTAGAAGTATAACACATGTAGGACTATCTAAGATAATAAAGAATACATATATACCTCCTAATACTAAGTATCAATACTCTAAAGAAACTAAAAGGAAACAGAAACTAGCTAGAGACAAAAAAGAACTACTCAAAGCTAAAAAGAAAATAGCCTACAAAGAATCTAAACTTAAAACAGAACAAGAGGTTATTAAAAAAGCAACAGAAAAAACTACAGATAATGTAGTGACTACCGACCAATTAGAACAAGTAGCACCAAGCATACAGGAAGTACTTAAAGACTCTAAGGTTGTTTTTCATCCTAATGAAGGCCCACAAACAGACTTTCTAGCTGCTAGTGAAAAAGATGTACTATATGGTGGTGCAGCAGGTGGTGGTAAATCCTACGCAATGTTGGTTGACCCTTTACGCTATGCACACAAGAAAGCTCATAGAGCATTAATCCTAAGACGTTCTATGCCAGAACTACGAGAAATGATTGATAAGTCTAGAGAGTTGTACCCTCAAGCATTTCCCGGTGCTAAGTTCAAAGAAGTCGAAAAGCTTTGGAACTTTCCTAGTGGTGCAAAGGTAGAGTTTGGATTCCTTGAAAGAGATGCAGACGTATATAGATATCAAGGACAAGCATATAGCTGGATAGGCTTTGATGAGATAACCCATCTACCTACAGAGTTCAGTTGGAACTACCTAGCCTCAAGACTACGTACAACTGACCCAGAAATACAAACATACTTACGTTGTACTGCTAACCCCGGAGGGGTTGGTTCTCACTGGGTAAAACAAAGATATATAGAACCAAACGAAAACAATAAAAGTTTTAAAGGCACTGATGGTTTAACACGTAAGTTTATACCTGCTAAGTTAGCTGATAACCCTTACCTAGATGCTGATGGTGTTTATGAACAAATGCTTAAGTCTCTTCCTGCAACTCAAAGACAACAACTCTTAGAAGGCAACTGGGATGTTGCTGAAGGTGCAGCTTTTACAGAGTTTGACCCATTAGCTCATGTTATTACTCCGTTTGCTCTTCCTGTACATTGGGAAAGAGTAAAAGGAATTGACTATGGATATGCTTCAGAATCATGTTGTTTATGGGGAATAATGGACATAAATGACAATACATTGATAATTTATAGAGAATTATACCGAAAAGGCTTGACAGGTGAAGAATTGGCCAGTATAATAACAGATATGGAATTAGAAGACCCTTTCTCTGTGAGTGGGGTTTTAGATACAGCAGCATGGGCGAACACAGGAACAACTGGCCCTACTGTTGGAGAAAGTTTAGTAAGAGCTGGTCATAAATTAAGACGAGCTGATAAGAATAGAATACAAGGTAAGATACAAATACACGAGTATTTAAAGATTAGAGAGAACGGTAGACCTAAGTTACAGATATTTAATACATGTCCTAACTTAATAAGAGAGTTACAGTCTATACCATTATCTAAAACTAATCCAGAAGATGTTGACACACATGCTTCTGACCATGCATATGATGCGTTACGTTATATGATAATGAGTAGACCAAGGATGGAAAGCCCGTTAGAACGTATCAGAGGTTTAAAACGTGAAATGTACAGACCTGTAGATTCTACATTTGGATATTAGAATACATGGTAGAAAACGACAATACATTTTTAAACGCTGATAGTATCTATGAAGAAGTAGAAGGTGAAGCTGGAGTACAGCTTACTCTTGAAGAAGACCAACAAAGAAATCTAATTGGTATTATTAAAGGACGTTATGCTCAAGCTGAAGAAGCTAGACAGACTGATGAGACTCGTTGGTTAAAAGCGTATGAAAACTATAGAGGACTTTATTCTAAAAGTGTTAAGTTTAGAGAATCTGAAAAGTCTAGAATATTTGTAAAGGTTACTAAGACTAAAGTACTAGCTGCGTTTGGACAGCTTGTTGATGTTATTTTTGGAACAGGTAAATTTCCGATAGGAATAACAGAAACTAAAATACCTGAAGGAGAAACAGACTACGCACATTTAAATACGTCTAATCCTACACCCGGCTTAGAAACTTCTCAAAATGAAGTACCAGATGACATTGGAAATAGAATAGATAGTATTTATGATGTTGGTTATGAAGGAGACGGTAAGACTATAAAACCTGGTGCTTCTTTTTATAACGGTATTTTTGAAGATAGTCTTGAAGACCAAGCTCAAAAAGCTGGTATACTTGTAGACGGAGTAAGTGCTAACCCACAAAACATTGAAGTATCTCCCGCACAAAGAGCTGCAAGAAGAATGGAAAAACTCATCCATGACCAAATTGAAGAGTCAAATGGGAACTCAGAGTTAAGAAATGCTCTTTTAGAATCTGCTTTACTAGGTACAGGAATTGTAAAAGGACCATTTAACTTTAACAAGAAACTACATAAGTGGGACACAGACGAAGAAGGGAATAGAAATTATAACCCATTAGAAGTTAGAGTACCTAGAATAGAGTTTGTTAGTTGTTGGGATTTTTATCCTGACCCTAATGCTACTAATATGGAAGAATGTGAATATGTAATACATAGACACAAGATGAATAGAAGTCAACTAAGACAGTTAAGAAATATGCCTTACTTTGACGAAGACGCAATACGTAATGCTATTCAAATGGGTGCTAATTACGTAGAGAAAGATTTTGAAAGTCAGTTAAAAGACGACGCTAGAGCAGACGATGAAGCTCACAACAGTTTTGAAATACTAGAATATTGGGGCATGATGGATGCAGAGTACGCACGAGAAGTAGGAATCGACTTACCCGACAGCGTTGATGACCTAGATGAAGTACAAGTAAACATATGGACATGTGGACAGTACTTATTAAGAGCAGTACTTAATCCATTCACTCCGTATAGAATACCATATAATGCTTTTCCGTACGAAAGAAATCCTTATAACTTTTTTGGTATTGGTGTAGCAGAGAACATGGATGATTCTCAACAGATTATGAATGGTCATGCAAGAATGGCTATAGATAACTTAGCAATGTCAGGTTCTTTAGTATTTGATGTAGATGAGTCTGCCCTAGTAGGTGGACAATCAATGGAAATATACCCCGGAAAAATCTTCCGTAGACAAGCTGGAATGCCCGGACAAGCTATACATGGTTTGAAGTTTCCTAATACATCACAAGAAAACTTAATGATGTTTGATAAGTTTAGACAACTTGCAGACGAACAAACAGGTATACCTAGTTATTCACACGGACAAACAGGAGTACAGAGTATGACAAGGACTGCTTCAGGCATGTCAATGTTACTAGGTGCTTCAAGTTTAAATATTAAAACAGTCATAAAGAATCTTGATGACTTTTTATTAAAACCACTAGGGGAGTCTTACTTCCAGTGGAACATGCAATTCTTAGAAGATGAGTTGGATGTTAAAGGTGATTTAGAAGTTAAGGCTACTGGAACAAATAGCTTGATGCAAAAAGAAGTTAGAAGTCAAAGACTTACTATGTTCTTACAAACTGCACAAAGTCCTGCTATTGCTCCATTTGTTAAGATTTCTAAACTCGTAAGTGAACTTGCCTACAGCTTAGACTTAGACCCTGATGAAATACTCAATGACCCTGAAGAAGCTGCAATTATGGCACAAATAATAGGAATGCAAAATGCTGGACAAACAACTGGCGAGGAAACTCAACCCGATGGTCAACAGCCCACAATGGGAGGACTTGAAGGAGTACCTCAACAACCTCAAGAACTTGGAGCTACAGGCACTGGTGGTGGCAACATCGGAACAGGAAATGTACCGGTTGCAGGGGAAACTGAATTTACTGGGACGCCTAGAGCAGTTGGACCTACAGGTTAAAGAAGCAATTACACGTAAAGAGGAAATATAATGTTATTACAAGACGACAGAAAAAAATATGCTGCAGGTGGCATTACAAAGATTATACAAAAACTAGCTAAAAAGAAAGTACCTGCTAAACCTACAGAAAAAGATGTAGATAAAATATTAAAAGGTTTAACAGAAGCAGAGATGGAAAAACTAAGTCCTGCAGAAATAGAACAATTAATGGATTTACAACTTGAAAAGTATGGTAAAGATTTTACACCTAAGAAATCTTCTAAAAAAGACATAGATAGTATACTAGATAATTTAACAGATAAAGAACTAGAAAACCTTACGCCTATAGAAAGAGAACAATTACTAGACATGCAACTTAAAAAGTATGGTAAAGAAGGTAGAAAGCCTAAAATGTCAGGCGGTATGTTAGAAGATGACATGTCTAGATTAGGTTTAGACGAGGGTGGTATGCTTCCTGACGAAAACATGGAAGATAACTACATGGAATTTATAATGGCTGAAGCATTATCAGAAGAAGAAGAAGATATGCTTGTAAGCAAACTAGAACAAGATAATGAACTAGCAATGTTATTCGATAAAGTCGTAGATGTTGCTCAAGAATTTGCTGGGTCTGGTCCTGTTGAAGGTCCGGGTTCGGGAGTCTCTGACAGTATACCTGCAAGGTTATCTGACGGAGAATTTGTCTTTACTGCAAAAGCTGTAGAAGAAATCGGAGCTGACAATTTAATGTCAATGATGAAAGAAGCTGAAGCTAATGCAGAAGGAAGACAACAAGCTTATGGCGGAGGAGTCATGGGAGACCAACTTGAAAAAGTTGTGTCAACAGAAACTCGTATTACTAAACCTGCAGATGCTATGTCTCCAGCACTAGGTGCTAAAGAAGATAACATGATACAGGAAGAAGTAACACGGAATATGTTAGACCCTAGAGTTCCACACGTAAGAAGCTAAATAACGATAAAGCTACCTGAATTAATTACTCAGCCCTTTATCATTTTAATAACCGAAAGGCTACCTTTACAAACAAGCCCTCTAGTCGACATAGAGCTACCTTGTGAAACAAGCCCTGAGTAGGAGAAAAGAAAATGACTAATACAGTCCAAAAAGAGGAAACGCCAAATCCTTATAACGCAAAGAAAGATTGGCATGGTGGAGAAGATAAACCTTTTATCTCATCAGAAAATATGTATTTTGAAGAGCCACAGAATAAGCTCTTTAAGAGTAACGACATAACTGAAGTGGAAGCTGAAGAAAGTGTTAATACTCAAGAACTGGAAACTAAAAAGGATACTCCTTATAAAAAACCAGACTATAAAAAAAGATACGATGATTTGAAAAAACATTATGATAGTAAACTTAACGAGTTTAAAAGCAGAGAACAAGAGTTAATTGAAGAGGCTACTAGTAATAGAACCGAATACAAAGCTCCTAAATCTCCTGAAGAACTTGAAGAGTTTAAAAATAACTATCCTGATGTTTACGAAGTTGTAGAAACTGTTGCTCATATGCAATCGGAGACTAAAGCAAAAGTTCTAGAAGAACGCCTTAGCAAACTCCAAGAACGTGAGAATCAATTAGTACGACAAAGTGCAGAGAAAAGGTTAATGGAAAGACATCCTGATTTTGAAGATATTAAAAACAGTGATGACTTTCATGGTTGGGCAAAAGAGCAGCCAGAAGTTATTCAAGATTGGATATATTCTAATGCTGACAATGCTGACCTAGCTTCACGTGCTTTAGATTTGTTTAAGAAAGATTTTGGTATTGATGCTCCAAAGGCTAAGTCATCTTCTAAACCGACTAGAAAATCTGCTGCAGATATGGTCTCCACTAAAACAACTAGTGTAGAACCTACGCAACAGAAAATATGGTCAGAAAAAGAGATTACTGCAATGAGTGTTGCTGAGTTTGATAAGTACGAAAGTGAAATATCAGATGCAATGCAAGAAGGCAGAATCACAAAATAAACTATAATTAACTAAAAGGAAAATAAAATGGCTCAATTTTTTCAAACTGGCTCTGACGGGTCAGCAACGAGTAACTTTGACGCAGGTACAGCCGGACAGACTAATAGTTTCTTTTTACCATCGGTTTACTCTAAAAAGGTTTTAAACTTCTTTAGAAAAGCCTCAGTGGTAGAAGCTATTACTAACACCGACTATGCTGGTGAAATATCTGCTTACGGAGACTCTGTAAAAATAATAAAAGAACCTGTAATTTCTGTGTCTGATTACACAAGAAATGCAGATACAAGTGCGACCCTACTAACCGACCAAGAAATATCTTTGGTTGTTGACAGTGCTAAAGCTTTTAAATTCATCGTAGATGATATCGAAAGCAACATGTCACATGTGAACTTCAAAGAAATTGCTTCTAGCTCAGCTGCATATGCTCTTAAAGATGCATACGATGCTGCTGTTATAGCAAAAATGTTTGCTGGTTGTTCCGCAGCTACACCTAATCACATCTTAGGTGCAGACAATGCTACAGCATTAGGTGCTGGTGTATTTGATGGAACTGGTTCTGTAGACTTAGGTCAAACTGGTGAAACAGACCCTCTAGACTTAATGGCTAGAATGGCAAGACTATTAGACGAACAGAACGTACCTGAAGAAGGTAGATGGTTCGTTGCTGGTCCTGACTTTTACGAGCAATTAGGACAGTCTGGGTCTAAACTTCTTTCTGTTGACTTTAACGCTGGTCAAGGTTCAATCAGAAATGGTTTAGTTTCAAGTGGAAAACTAAGAGGATTTGATATGTACAAATCAAACAACATTGTAACTCCATCTAATGTTACAGGTAAATGTTTGGCTGGTCATATGAGTTCTACTGCTACTGCTAACACTATCCTTTCAACAGAAGTGTTGAGAGACCCAACATCGTTTGGTGATATTGTTAGAGGCTTACATGTCTATGGATGTAAAGTTCTTAGAGATGAAGCTTTAGTATCAGCTTTCTACAAAATTGACTAATATCAATTCGGGGGGTCTTAATTGACCCTCCACTTTTTAACAGGAAAAATAAAATGACAAGAAAAAAATATGGAAAACCTACTGGTAGGTCTAAACCTAAAGCTAAACAGGGAACTGCTAAAGAAGCATTAAAATTTGCAGCTAATCCAACAGGATATGCAGCTAAAGAAGTTATAGGTGAAGTTCAAAAAAAAATAAAAAAAGCTAAAGGCGGTAAAGTTAAAAGAGCTACTTATAAACATGGTGGTGAAGTAATGCCAAAAGGAAAACCTTGTTAATATGAAGGTTAAAGCACCTAAAGGCTATCACTGGATGAAACAAGCTAAAGGTGGTTATAAGTTAATGAAACACACAGGAAAGTTTATAAAACATAAAGGTGCAAGTTTAGAAGCAAACTTTCCAACTCAAAAGGTACATAAAAAATAATGGCTACAACATATCTTGACATAACTAACGAAGTACTAAG